ATTTTAAGAAAGGTGATATATTGAAAGCCGCTGGTTACAATGCACCTGCTTTAAATCAACCGAGAGGTAATGTTCTAACTGGTAACTATCCTATCAGATGGACTGGACCTCTTTATCTTTAATAACAAAACAAAAGGAAACTATATTATGAAAAATGTGAAAACTGAAATACAAAAAATGAACCTTGCTCAACTTAATGAACTTTCTAGTTTCATCAATGATGTTAAGGTTATGAACGCTAAAGCTTCATTGTCTGTTGGACAAAAAGTGTTTGTTGTTCAAAAAACTAAAAAAACTCCTGGTGTGATTACTAAAATCAATCAGAGTAAATGTCTTGTAGATATGTCTGGTAGAGTATACCGTGTACCAATGTCAATGTTAGAGGCTGCCTAATGAATACATATGCAAAAATCATGTTAATGAATAGACGAAGAAAAATCTTTGAGAGGGTAGTTAACCCTCTCTTAAACAAATATTTAACGGATCCATTTGGTGGTGAAGCCTCAATTGCAAAAGATATTCCTATGAAATACTTATCGTATTTTAAAGAAGTGTCAGCAACTGGTAACGGCCATAAATTAAGATACAGATATAGAGGTGTATCAAAAGATAATTACAATAGACCTCAATCATTCTGTCATATGAATGGCGCCGATACATTTGCCATTTACTACAGATAAAATTACCGGAGTGTAGCGCAGCCTGGTAGCGCATATCGTTTGGGACGATAGGGTCGTTGGTTCAAATCCAGCCACTCCGACCAATACTAAATATTAGAACATACACAGCCATTTAAAGGAGATTTATGAATGGCACATCTAAACAAAAAGTCTAATCAATATAAAGATGATACCGAAAAGGTAGCATTATACATTCTTTCACTTCACGGCAATTTTAAAATTCCATTTAAATACTTTGATACAATTATGACCTATCGCAATCGTCATCAAAAGAGATGGAAGATTCGTATTAACTTTGCAAAAGATGATAAGATGAAGAAATGGCCTAAGTCATTTGATTTTTACCAAGTAAGACAGTAACCCTATCTGCCCTTAGCTCAGCTGGACAGAGCAACGGTCTTCTAAACCGTAGGTCACAGGTTCGAATCCTGTAGGGCAGGCCAATTTGCCTCCTTGATGGAACTGGTAGACATAACAGACTTAAAATCTGTGGGCGATATCGCCGTGCCGGTTCGAGTCCGGCAGGAGGCACCATCTTTTTTTTAAGATATATAATGTATTGAGATTACAATACCAACTGATACTAATAATCCACACATCATTTTTAGAAAGTCTTTACCAATAATTGGGAAAACATATTTTAGTTTGTAGTCTTGAACCATTGAGGCAATCGCCAATTCTCTACCACATAATAAACCAACAAAGACCCAAGTTGTTGACATTGGTATATCATTGTATTGTTTAAAGTATAATAAGATAAACGCATAAAAGAAATCAATAATACAGGCACTACGAATAAATTTAGTACCTCTTTTATCTAATACAATCTTTTGTATCTTACCACCTTTTTCATAGAACACATAAAATAATAATACTGATAATAATACACAAGTAAATATCAATAAGTCTAAAGGCAATTCTCTAGGTAAAAAGACGGCTATGTTAGCCATGTCATGCGACAACCAAGTATACCATAAGAAGCCTGTTGTAAACCATTGACCTACTCGCCATGCTTTAGGGTGTTTTACAATATCATATTTTTCGTTTATAAATTTAGATATAACAATCCATGCACCGTAAGCTATGATGGCCGCTAATGCGTAACCCATGATAGATTTCACTAACATTTTTTCTAATACAAATGCCGAAGCAAATGCTGATAACACTAGAAAAGAAGTAGATACAGGAATACCAACTCTTGTTAATACTAATAGAATTGCCGGTGCTACGGCATGATACCATTGTGGTTCAATCCACGGTATCTTATTTAATCGACCAAATGTAATGTCGCCACCATTGATGTACCAACCATATGTTAATGTACCACACAATACAAGTGAAGCTGCACCTGCAAGATAATACCATTTAAATTTTTCTGAATTGGAAGCAATGAAAGTACCAAGAGTTTGGACACTATCGTTGGCAATTACTGAATAGGATGCCAACATAAAACCTAATAACGCATAGAGAGAAAGTAATTCCATAATACACCTTTTAGTTATGTTACACTAGTATTTAGAAACAAAACTTTATTGTAACAAAACTTTAATACGATAGAGATACTTTGTTAAGGGATTGTTTGGTTGGTAACCCCAAGGTTGTTTAACCTTTTTAGGTTTCTTTGGTTTCTTCTTTTTGGACACGAAGTTTACTTTTATTTATACCTAGGCTTGCCATTTAGGAGATATAATATATAATAGTGTTATGAAAAAGTATATACGAACATATGATAATGTCTTGCCACACGCATTGTGTAAAACTTTAATTGATAAGTTTGAAATCAATACAGACCAGCATATCAAAACCGATTTGGATGACCATAGACATTTTACAGAAATCAATATCAATGAACACCAAGATTGGTCTGTCATTGTAAAAAGTTTATATAATGGTTTAAAACCTTACATACAAAAATATAAAGAAGATTGCGATATACAACCTAAACAATGGCCTGAACAATATGGTTTCGAACAAATAAGAATGAAACGATATTTACCAAATGATAAAGATGAATTTAAAAACCATGTAGATGTGGGCGACCATGCGTCAGCTCGTAGATTTATGGTATTCTTTTTATACCTAAATGATAACTATGGCGGTCATACTTCTTTTAGTGAGTATGATACTGTTGTTCAACCTAAAGCAGGTAGACTACTCATGTTCCCACCAACTTGGACATATCTTCACGCTGGCCACAAACCAATAGAAACACCGAAATACATCATTGGTTCTTATCTACATTACCTTTAAGAATTTAAGAGATTTTCCGAGTCCGATTTCCTACTAGTCTAATTTAGATATCGTACATTGGAGAACAATATAGAATAGAGAAAACAATATAACCGCTGTCTTCACTTTCCGTTTAGTGTGTGAGTCCATTGGATTATTTAGAGTTTTGGGAGTCGGTACCTGGAGCTTCCTCTGGAAACGGCACACCGATATATATAATAAAAGAAAACCGAACAGGCTGCGACAAAAACCACACGCTTGCCTTTTGTATAAAATAGAGTATAATATAACTATGAAAAAATATCTAATTAAAACGGCCATATGGTCACTTCTCACCTATAGTGTAATACTACTACTGATTGCCTATGTCTATATGGATAATGTATTGAGAGGGTATTTCTTTGCCTAAACAAAGGGACTTCTTAGAAGAAATCACCAAACTCCAAAAGATACTTGATATAGGTCTTAAACAATCCAGATTGCATAAGAAAGAACGGCTTGATAGAGAAAAACAAAAGACTGAATCTGAACAACTACAAGATGAATTGGAACCAATAGATAATGATTAAAGGTTGTGTAGGGTTTAGTTATTGTAGTGGCCGTCTATTTGGTGATATGTTAATCGTAAGAGGCAAAAGATGTATCTCTGTACCCTTACCTTATCCAATCTATCTATTAATGGCTCGACTCTGGAAGAGAAAAAATATCCTCGGAAAAATTCTGTTTAGTAAATCTGATATGGCGTTTGAGTTGGAAAGAGCTAAAAGACTGTCTTCATAAAACCGTTGGATGTTATTACATTTATAGATTAAAAGCCATATCAGTCCAGCCTTAAGCGTTTTCTNNNAGGAGGTCCTAGGGGTTAAGGTCTATCGTTGAACCTCTGTGTGTAACTGCACCTGTTGTGTTTGATGTCTTCGTACCCTCAATGGTCTCTAATGTATTACCACTTACTGCTGTGGTCATATTGCCGGCCACTTTCAAGTTGTAATCACCACCACTATTCACATTGATATTACCATCTACTGTGACAAGATTAATGTTGCCTTTGTCCACCTGTATGTTAATATGAGCGTTGGCCCCTATCTGTATGTCGTAATGGTTATTTTCTGCACCACTCTTATTAATGTAAAGCTTATGTCGGCCATCTATTGAAAGGTCTGATTGGCCTGTAATAAATGCTTGCCTT